ACCAGTCATAGCAAACTCAACTAAAGAGTTTTCAAGATTTTTGAATACTTGATTAGCAGCGTTTTTAATATCACGAAGATAGTTTTTTTCTTCTTTAGTTGACTTCTCTAAGATTTGTTTTTTACGACCTTGATACCACTCATCAACTTTTAGTTTATCTTGAACATGAAGCTCATAATCTATTCTCTCTTGTTCAAGCATCGACATATCGTAATCATATTTAGTCATTGTAGCTTTCATATACTCATCAGTAAATTTCTTCTTTACTTTATACTCTTCTGTATTTTCGTAAGCTTCAGTCTTTCTACTGTCCATATAATTTTTTATAACGGCTATAGTAGCTTCATTACTCCCAGCTAACTTCATGGCCGCGACCAATTTAGTATACTCGTTAGTTATTATTGCTACCTGGTCCCCATGTTTTTTATTATATTTTATGGCATCTTTTACAGTCTCAGCAACTAGCTTTTGAGCCGCTGCTAAAGCTATATCTACTTGAACAAGTTGTTCGTCAAGTTCTATTTGCTCTTTAGTTTTAGTCGTTATATTAAGTAAGGCATCACTCACACCATTCATACTAAGGAGAATATCGTCCATACTTTTTATTTTTTTCAGATTTATATTAACTTCATTTTCAGTAGCTAGGGCTTTATTGTCTATAGATGTTGTTAAAGCGTCATTTACAGTAGTAAGGCCTTTAGCTTTAGCTGCTAAACCAGCTATTTGTTTACTAAATAAGTTTGTTTCTAATCTACCAAAACCGTCCATGAAAGCTAGGAAGTTAGCGATACCATTGTAACTATTTATGAAAATTGAATTAATAGCACGTGCTGCATACTCTGCTGCATTTTCTGTAATACGTCTTATACTAATAAAAGCAAGTTCAACGACAGTAGCTCCATTTGCAGCAAACTCTTCAATACCTTTAAATATTATAGCCCACCCTCTAATAACAGTGGCTACAGTATTTTCTTCTTTTTCTGTTTTAAATACAGCAATTAAATCTCCAATATAACTTGTGAGACTTAACGCGCTATTACTGATACTCTTTGCAAATCCAACAAACGTAGATGCAAAAACATTATAATACGCTCCTACTGTTTCAAAGAAATTAATTATCTCAACTTTATTATCTTTTAGATAAGTCGTTATATTTTTGATCTTTCCTTTTAAAACGTCAAAAATACCACTTGTACTTTCTCTTGCAATATCTTCATAGGCAGCGCCTAATTGTGCAAGTAGTTTTGTATAAGTATCAATACCTTCAAGTGCTGAGAATGGTTCAAGAGCTTTATTCATAAGGTCAGTAAGGCCATTTGTTCGCTTCTTAGCTTCTTTAATCCCTTCATTAGCTGCGGCTGGATCGCCAAATAAGATTAGTGATAAGATTGAGTCACGTGATACATTACCACTCATTAGAGAACGGATCTCTTCGTTCACAAGTGACATTTCCATACCAATACCAGCACCAAGATTCGACATACGTTTAGTAAGTTGTATAACATTGGTATTAATGTGTGCGATAGACTCGCCAAAAGCATCGCCAGCAGCAAGAGCATGACCAATTGCCTGTTGGAAGAATCCAGTCATTTGACCAAACGATGCTGGGGTTTGAGTAGCTGCTATTTTAATCTCATCAAGCACACTAGCTGTTTGCTTCTGAGCAATAACAAATTTCTCAGCTGCATTAACTTGTCTACCTGTGGTAGTGATGTCAGAAGTTTTAGCTGCCAATAGTGCCGCCAAACCTGTCTTCTGATCTTCATATTGTTGGTTAAGTTTTATACCAAAACCAACAGTAGCTTTCATACCTACACTCATGGCATAATAAGCAACAACAGCAGACTCTAGTTGTCTAATGTGTCGTACAAGAGTGTTAGTTGCACTACTACGTGCTGATGTTGTTTTCTTTATAACAGCTGTATGCTTTATCTCAGCACCTGTTAGTTTATTTGTAGCAGTAGCTGCTGATAGTCTTTGAAGTTTGAGTTCTTTTAATGCGTATTTATTCTTGTTAAGGGCACGTGTATATTCACGCTCTATCTCAATTTTTTTACGAGACATGTCAGCATTAATCTCAGAGGCACTACGACCGGTGGTTTTAGTAGCTTTTGCTTTTTCTGCTTGTAATTTACGAAGTTCATTTTGGAGTTTTTTAACGGATGCAATGTCAGACAGAATTGCACCGCTGATGATACTTTTTTTATCACCTTTAAGGGCATCGATATTCTTATCTAACTTTAGTATCTGAGCGTCTAAAGTTTGTATCTCTTTAAGTGACTTTTTAAGGGCCGGGGTTAAGTTGTCCTCGGCTTCTAGTACAATACGAATATCAGGCATGGTAAATCCTCGTAAATGCTTTTATACCATTATAGCAAAAACTATCCTTTTGTTGGCTTACTCTCTAATTGCGCCAAGGCTTCAGCATGTGCAGTTATATATTTACCTTCTATAAAACGTATATGATCTATTAGGTCTGGAGTTAGTTTTATATTATATACATCAAGTAATACTTTAACAGCCACCATGTCAATACCTACCAAACGGTTAGCAGCAAAGCGCCATTGTGTGTCTATCACACGCCAGACAGACAAAATGTAGGAGCACTCATCAGAAATATCAGGAGGATAATGGTAATCCATAAACTCCCGATCCATTTCATGATAACGTGCTATCTCCTGTTGTAAAGATGTATCTAATTTCCAGGTGAGGAAACCTTCAAGTTCATAAGAAATTCCTTTTGCAGTGGAAAGTTTCCCATTGTCACGTGAGCGATGTAAAGATCTTTTGCGTAGATTGGTAACTTACTTAGGTCAACTTTTATCTTACGTGATGTAACTAAGAAGTCATAAGCAGCATTAATATCTTCTACTTTTTCTAATCCCATTACACCAAATTTTTCATGTAAGTCAAACTTTTCACCACCAGTTAAACCGTGGTCTAAACCTTCAAACTCTTCAGGTAATGGTTTTAAATTACCTTCATCGTCAACAGGTAGGAAAGTTTTATCGTACACAGTAATGAGGAAAGCAAGTAGAATACCACTATCAAGTGATCTCCAACTACGTTTAGTAACGCCTCTCGCTTCAGCTAAAGCTACAGCTGCAATAAAAGCATCATCAGAGTTCTCCATTACTTTATTTAATGGCCAATCGGAAATATTTATACCAACTGCTTCAAGGTTTGCAATTTCTTCGGGTGTTAATTCACCAACTTTAGAGCGTAATGATTTTGGGAGGTCTTTTAGGTTTGTAGTTATCATGATCGTGTTCCTTTAAAAAATGATAAAGAAAGTATACCATATCTTCACCCGGAACACGAAAAGGGTGAAGACAGTGCTGGTCAGTTAGTAACTAGCTATGGTATTATAACAAGAATACGAGTAAGTTGTACTACCAGTATCTTTGTATGCTGTAAAGTCAAGACTTAACGGACTTGAAGCATTAGCTGCGGCTGTTGGAGTTGTATATGCAAAGTCAACTTCTGGAAAGTTTTGGATAAGACCACCGAACTGATTTCCGAATGAAATGTCCATTGCAGTTTTAACATGGTTTTTAGCAGCTGTAAACATATCGCCATCAAAGATAGACTCTAGGTTCCCAGTTACAATAAACTGTCCTTCAGTAACAGCAGCTGTGCCGCCAAGTAAATCATCTTTCACAAGGTTATTGTTAAAAGATTGAGTCGTACCTTTTACAAGGTTATACTTAACATCATCAATAGTTACAGAAGCATCTTGCTGGAATAAACGGTTTGTTGGTACAGTTACCTCGTTTGTTCTTTCATAAGCTGTGTAACCAGCAGTAGTAATACTGTCAGTTTGTAATGATCCGATTGTAGATACGCTGAAAGCTAAAACACCAGTTGTTGTGATGTTAAATGTTCCTGTATTACCTTTTAGACCATTGTATTTGAAGTATCTATCAGTTGAGCCAGCGCCACAGTCTTCAAGAAACTTAATTTCACACATGAAGCTTCCAACACAATCTGGTGCTGTTGCAACAGTGTGACTGTAAAGTGTTTCAGTTGTGTAAATCCAAGTAACTGTACCATCTGTGATAATGTCACCAGTAGCAACACCATCAGTAGGTTCACTTGAATCACTTGTACCACCAATAGTACAAATATAAGATCCAGTTCCAACAGTAAACTCAACTGTCTCACCAGCCTTATAGTCAGTAGAATCAGCACGTTCTGTTAAAGCAGTTGATGTTTCTTCTCCAAAAATCATACGCATGATAAGAGGAAAGTTCTCATAAGATACAGGGATGTTTAAATCACCATTTACATCAATTAAACCAAAGTAAGGGCGTGAAGAATCACGACCAGCAGCGATAGTATTAACTTGTTCCATTGCCTGTGATGCAGTAAGTCCGGCATCGGTCATTGGAATGATGTAAGGTTTTGTAGGTGACGGATCTTCTCCATACACTGTTTCAAAATCTATGATTATTTCAACGGGTTTTAAAGTAGCCATAATTAGCCTCCGATTGTTATTTCGTCCGAACCTATTACATTAGGCGAACTTATTGTTAAAGCTATTATACCAGCATAGACAGGAAAAGTCCTAATCTCAGCTTGTATATAGAATACCTTTGTGTCAAGACCACATGTGGCTGCTGTAACTACACGTTGAACATGTAGCGCCAGTTCTTCAGCCATATATAATCCATCATACACGATTGTGTTACCTGTTTTTACTGGCTTATCAGAACCAGTTATAACAACATCGAAAAAGAAATTAAACTCATAATCAAGCTCACCATTACCTACATCTTTAGTATTTGGAATAATAGAAATGTAAGGAGTGTCAGCTTGATCAGGAGGATTATCAGTATCAAGGCCAACAAAGAATATTGGAGATTTACTAAAAGTAGCTTGACAATACTCTTCAAGAGCAGTATCGGCTACCAACGCTGGGAGCACTTTATCTATAATTGCTTTATTAGTTATCATGCTGAAACCTCTGCGTTAAATTCTTTAACTGACTTATCTAATGCTTTTTGTGCTATTGATTGTGCTTGACCGAAGATTTGTCTAGCTGCACGTTGTACAACTGGACGGGCTTTATAGTGCCCTTTTTTACCAGCAAAAATACCAGTCAAAGGACCACCACCTTCTAATTTTTTACCAATTTTATCCATCATAGTACCCTTCACATAACTAAGGTTTCCAGCTACTTTACCAGCTCTATATTTGTCAGGGGAAAAACCTCTAACGTCCATAAAACCAATAACAGCCTTCATACTGTGAGCATAAAGTTTATTGATAACAAATCTTTCAAGACCTTCTAACTGTGAGTTGTCCGTATGAGAATATCTTTGGAACGCTTTACGTATACCTTTTTTACGATATATTTTACGCTTCCCATTTTTAGATATTCTCTGATGCCAGTCAACACGACCAGCAATTGCAACCTCACGCCTAACAGCTTTATTCGCAACAACAGCTATGTGATCAATGGCATCAAGAGCAAGTCCTGGTGCACGTTTAGCAAGTTTGGTTAATACCGGTGTTGCTTTATCGATCACATAAGCCATTATCTGAATCCTGTTTTGGCAGTTGTAGGAACTTTATCACGGTAAACATTAATCACAGTCCAAGGGCCATGAATTTCATGTTCACCTACATTCCAAGTTTCTTGATTAAAACGAATTGTGTCATACACCTCTGGAGAAAACTCTAGTTTTGTAATCAATATATCCGAAGTAACTTGAATAGAGTAACCTTTAATCTGTGATGCCATGAACATAGGTTCTGTGATAACCACAATCTCTATTTCACTATCTTCTTCCTTACGAGTATATACAGCTGCATATCCAAGTTCGTCAGCAGTGAGGATACTAGAAGCATCCTCATCCATCATATCATGAAGGTTCATCTACTTATGCCTCGTCAACTACCGGGCGACCTCTACCAAGTTCAATTTCAATAGTACCTGTTGTGCCAAGCATGTTAACACCAACAAAAGTACCATCTTCAGCTACATTTGTGAAAAGACCAGCAGTAATGTAGATAAGATCACCCACAGCTACTGTTTCAGCAGTAGAAACTGCCCAACGCCCAGAAAGAGATAAAGCTACAGTCTCTGTATCTAAACCACCAACTTCTGTGAAACCAACTAAGCCAGTTCCAACTTCAACTAAAGTGTTAACAGCAGTGTCAGCACCTAAAACAATGTCCGATTTGTAGATGGGTTGATTACCATCTGATAATAAAATACCTGTTGCCATAGTATGTCCTTATTTTTTTAATTTTATATCAATGAAGACGCTATTAAGCGCCCGCATTTTTGTACATTGCACGGTGATCCGTTACAACAATACCGAAGCTGAAAGCAAGCTCATACTCAATACCATGAATACGACTGTTACGAACTTCCTCAACGATTGGCATATCACCTTCAGATGCAAGATAACCTGTTTTGATAGTACGTTTCTCACCAGCTAAGAACCATGCTGTTTGACCATTAAGCTCAAACTCAGGGATAACATTAAACTTACCGTAAGCCGGGTTAAATGTTGCAGCATTTTTATCATCTTCATTGCTTGCAGCAGAGTTGATAACTTGTGAAACATCCCATTGTTTTGTGAATGGAATAATTAAGTGACGAGGCTGGATCGCTAAAGCAGAACCATCAAAGTCAGTTTGTGATGCAACAGCATTGAAACCAACACCTAAAGAAGCAATTGATACAGCTGTACCAGATGCAGTAAGGTTGCCGTGATCTGCGTGGAACACAGCTTTAGCATCAGCCATCACATATCCAGAATACTCATTACGAGCAAGTAACATATCGTAAACTTGTTTGTTTTTGAAACGCTCAACATTTTCGATAAGGTCAGCTAAGTCATTTGTGAACATACCAAGATCATCATTGATAATCATTTCGTAAGTTAACGCGAATTTTTTAGCGAAACGGTAAAGTCTCCAAGTTAAACCTTCTTCAGTTTTAGTTCCGTAACGTAAAGAACCGCCCTCTTGAAGTTTCTTGAAATCATTACCAAAAGAACCTTTACGAACTTCAGTTACAGCTTTGAAATCTTTTAATGGAACATTTTGAGTCCATTGACGATAACTAACTGGCGCTTTTTCAAAAACTTCAGCAATGATCTTGTTTTGTACATTAGAAAGGATAATTGGGAAATTCCCAGTTGTCATTGCTGCTGTAACTTCAGTATCAGTTGCCATGTTAAGATCAAGTCCAGTTGTCATTGCTACAATCTGTTTTAACGACATTTTAGAAAATGCACGTGCGTCAGAGTGTAAAGCAGAAGCATCAATTTGAACACCATCACGTGTATCCATACCAGCTTTAAGTAAGATAGCATCAGCTAGAGCCATTGTATCAATAGTCTTAGTTTCAGCTTCTGGTGTAACATGAGCTACAGCTGATTGTGCACTAAGTGCATCAAGAATTGTTTTTGCCACAGTTGTCTCCGTTTGAGTTGTATCAGCTAAGATAGCAGCTTTCGCTTCGGGTGAAAGAACATCTGCATGTGCTCCAAGAACTACTTTAATAGCATCTACACGATCTCTGTCAGCCAATGCTGCAATTGCTGTGTCAGCTTTTGCGTTTGCTTCGACAAGGGCCGTGTCTGTACTTACAACAGGTGTTTCTACCTGGTCTGATTTAGTTGCTATGTTATCTTTCATAGTAACTCCTTTTATGTTTTGTTTGTTTGCGATTACGTCTCCGAGAGACATTACGCCATCCGCTAAACCGAGTTCTACGGCTTCAGCACCTAAAAATACCGACCCATAGCCGAAGCGACTTACAACATCGTCAAATCCACGATGGCGCGCCACGGCTGAAGCAAATACATCACCATAAGCATCTACACGCTTTTGGTATTCCTCTGCCCCTACTTCACTTGAAGGGTCTGGAGCTTTATTCTTCGCATTTGAAGAAATAAACTCAACAACATCGTCACGATCTTTACGCAGAGCCATGATAGCTCCGATGTTACCTAAAGAACTTGTGTCTTCTACATAAACCTTAGAAGCCGCCGAAGCGATCCAATAAGCAGCAGAAGCAGCTGTTCCCTTAACATGTGCCGTAATTTTACTACGGTTCTTATAAATTAATTCAGCTAAAGCACTTGTTCCATTGACCATACCACCAGGTGAGTCTATGGATAATACTATATGTTGAACATTAGGGTTAGATAGCATTGTGCTAAGATCAGCACTGATACGTTCTGTTGAAACAGCACCGGAAATGTCCGTAAAGGCATCACCATATCTTACAATACTACCTGTGATCTGAATAACTCCAACATCACCTGTAATTGATGAACGCTGACTCATACCAGCACTCACACCATTCTCCGCATAATAGTCTATACGTTTATTTACAGCTTCAGCTACAGCTTTCATATCAGAAGAGTTACGAGTTGCAACGTCTATAACCTGTTGCATCCCTTCTTCTGTAGATAGCCACACCTGGTTAAATAACTGATTATTTAAAGTGTTTCCCATTATTTTACTCCTTCATTGTCTAAAATAAGTCTTGCGGCAAGTTCGCCATCATCCCCAGCGAAGTTTGGATAAACCAAACCAGCATCTTCAAAAGCCTTTTTCTCGGCAATTATCTCTTCACGTAATGCTTCAATGTCAAGACCCTTACGACCAGCTTCGCGAGTTAGCGTAGTCAGTCCAAGAGCTAGTTCTTCTTTTACAGCAGTAATATCTTTGAGTGGGTCAACGAAAGGTCTACCCGGAGCTATCCACTCTTTTTTAAGATACATTTCTTTATTAGCAAAATACGCAGAAGGACTAATAGATTGCATTTTACCACCAAGAACCATTGCATCAAGCCACAGTTCAAAGTCTTTATTTTTAAAATTAGATATATGAAGGAATTGTTCATAATCAAACTTACGATTATCTTGAAGTAACGAAGCCCGGCTAGAAGCAAAGTTAACTCTTTCATAATCCCTAAAAGCCAATTCATAACTAACCTTACGGCCAGCAGAAATTAAACGTACCGCCAATGTAAGAAAGTCTCTGGCGTTCTCGCCCATAACAGTCGGGTCTAACTGTTTAAGATCTTCTCCTACGTTGAGGTACTTAACTATAAGGCCGTTTACTTCTTCTATCTGATCATATTTTGTACTGTTGCGATCACTACGAGCACTCTTAGCTGGATCATTAGCAGTTACATAATAAGGAAGTTGCGAGCGAACTCTCGCGCTTTGTATAGTGCTTGATGTATAAGCGGAAAAATTTTTAAGATCAATGATTGTTTGTTTATATTCACTCACACCACGAAACTGACTGAATCTATTTTCAGTCTTCATATGTAAGATAGCTTGTCTTGCTGGAATACGAACTTTTTTAGAGTAGTCTTGTGATAGATGATAATATTTAGTACGTCCACCACTATCAACTTCAACACCAGAGTGAACTTCGCGCTTTTGCGTTCCGTTTGCATATAGATCAAACTCAGATGTTTCTATACCTTGTACCTTAACAGGACAAATTGGATCATTAGTCATTACATAGTTAACTAAAGAATCACCATCTACCATACGTGCACCCATGAGGACACGTTCAAACTCAACACCAGTCAATCTACCACTTAAATCATATAAGTCTTTGTTGGCCATACGTTGAGCATATTTAGCTTCAATCTCAGCTTGCACAATGTCGTCTGGGTGTCTTGATTTTAATTTGAAGCCTACGTTGATTGTATTACTTATAAGAGCTTCATCTATATTAGAACAAATTGGGTTATTTTCATGTAACCAACGTGCCCTCTTAACCATTTCAGCCCTATCTGGAGCTGCTGTTGATTCAAAGTCACCATAAGCAGTAGTAAAGTCACGGTTAACCGTTGAGAACTTACCACCCTCATAAAAACCACGTGCGTCTACGGTTTGTCTTAAATCATCAAATAATTTCATCTACTTCTCACTTTTGAATATGCTAAAAAGATAAGGAAAGCTGCCATAAGAGACACATAAGTGATTCGACTGGCAATATCCCATAAACGGAAATCAAAATTGACTTCAACGAAGGCAATCATACTATATAAGAGAATTGTTACTATAAAGAGTGGAATAAGATATAAATTGTCAATAAAGTTATATAAACGAGATAGCATTTTGCGTAGCTCCTTCAATTTCGTCTTCATCTTCTATATAAGAGAGGCCAAAAGTATTCTTGAGATCTATTAAATATTTTCTCTCTGTTTGGAGGTCGTTTAAAAGAACCTTCTCTACTTCGGAAAGGCCCGTTTTATAACGTCTAACACCTGTTTCTACAAGCTTCACATAGCAGCACTCCATAGAGAATTTGCCATATTATAACATAAAGAAAATAAGTTTTCTACATATTATAAGGGTTGGGTTATTTTATATGTGTATGTGACCTGTTAGCTAACACATTATAGATAGCCTGTTTTGACACATCATACTTAGAAGCTAAACTTGTAACCCCTTTTACGTTTGGCCTTGTTTTACGAATATGTTTAACCATTTTTTCAGTTAATTTCGTTTTTAGTTTACCTTTTTTTACATTATCTGATTGTGTTAACCACTGTAAATTATTAATATGGTTATTTAACGGATTACCATCACGATGATCCACTTTATATGTAGTGCCTGTTGTTGGTTTACATGGACCATGTTTTTCCATCACAAGGATGTGGATCAAGTGTTGTCTTGGGTTTTTATTATAATACAAGGTTACAGCCTTATATCCATTAGTGCCAATTCGTGCTTTTAACAGTTTCTTTTTTCCAAACCTAGTGCTTATTATATCACCGTTCTTTTTAATTTTATAAACGTCGTATTTCATAGTTTGTCCTTATTGTGTGATAAAGAAGTTTAGCATAATTATAAAAATAATGCAAATCAACGAAACGCCCCACCCTAGAGGGTTTTAACGAAGCAACTTTAAAAATTAATTACGTTAATTGATAATCACACTCAACAAGTACGGCTCCCTGGCTAAAATCCTGACAAAAAGCGAGAGCTTGCGGCTACGCCGACC